GGAAGGACCTCAGACGGCAGGAGCTCCGGAGCTGCCTCCTGCCGTCTGGGATCACCTATGACAAGGATCCCGTCCAGACGTCACCGGAGGACAGTATGGCGCGGATCATGGCGGAGGTCGATGAGCTGGATCAGCAGATCGACACCCTCCGCCGGTCCATGGCCACGGAGATCCTCCGCATCTCCCGCGTGATCGACCAGATGGACGACCCGAGGGAAGCAACTGTCCTCGACGCCTACTACCTCGGGCGGAAGTCCATGCAGGAGATCGCGGACCACCTGCATTACAGCACCAGGCACGTCTACCGGCTCCGGGACGATGGCGTGGCAAAGATGTCACAAATGTCAATCGGATCCATGATATAACGGTATTGTGATTCAGTGCCCGATAGTGCTCCCCTGTCCTGTCGGCGTCTGAGTCCTCCTGTGAAGCCTTCTTCGGCGCGGCAAGCGCCGGAGGGGGCTTTTACTATGCGAAGAAAGCGAGGCGAGAGCGTGGCAGCTAAATACGATCAGTGGCTGACCGAAGAGGGCCTGCTGCGGATCCAGGGCTGGGCACGCGACGGCCTCACACAGAAAGACATCGCCAAAAACTGCCGGATCAGCGAATACACGCTGCGGCAGTGGCGCGACAGGTTCCCGGAGATCGCCGAGGCGCTCCGCGTTGGTAAGGACGCGGCGGACCGTGTCGTAGAGAACGCTCTGTACAAGAGCGCCTGCGGCTATACCGAGACGATCCGGAAGCCGATGCGGATCAAGACGATCGAGTACGATCCCGAGACCGGAAAAAAGGTTCGGGAGGTCGAAAAGGTTGTCGCGGTCGAGGAACAGATCCATTTTCCTGCACAGGTCACCGCGCAGATCTTCTGGCTGAAGAACAGGAAGCCGGCGCAGTGGCGGGATAAGGTGATCACCGAGGCAGACTCCAGGGAGGCACCGGACGACGGCTTCCTGGCGGCGCTGGAGGCCTCAGGAGCGAAGGACTGGGAGGGATATGATGCGGACGCAGAGCGTACGGCAGGCACCCTTTAAGTTTAAGCCTTTCTCCGGGAGGCAGCGCCGGATCCTCACCTGGTGGACAGCATCCAGCCCCTACCGGGACGCCCGTGGCATCATAGCGGACGGCTCGATCCGGTCCGGGAAGACATTGGCCATGTCCCTGTCCTACGTCATGTGGGCGATGGCGACCTTCACCGGTCAGAACTTCATCGTCGCCGGGAAAACGGTCGGAGCGGTCCGCCGGAACATCTTGCCGCCGCTGAAATCGATGCTGCTGTCCCGGGGCTACCTGGTCGAGGACTTCCGGGCGGATAACCTGCTTCTGATCCGTCGCGGTGAGGTCGAGAACTATTTTTATATCTTCGGCGGCAAGGATGAGCGGAGTCAGGATCTGATCGCTGGTCTGACTGCCGCGGGCGCCTACTTTGACGAGGTGGCGCTGATGCCGCAGAGCTTCGTGAACCAGGCAACGGGCCGGTGCTCCGTGGAAGGGTCGAAGCTGTGGTTTAACTGCAACCCCGGGGGGCCGCTGCACTGGTTCAAGCGGGACTGGATCAACCGCTCCCAGGAGCTCGGGATCCTCTACCTGCACTTCACCATGGCGGACAACGCGAGTTTGTCCGAAGATACCAGGGAGCGCTATCGCTCCATGTACGCGGGTGTCTTCTATCTCCGCTACATCCGCGGCATCTGGGCCGTGGCTGAGGGCCTGATCTACTCGATGTACTCTGACGCGAACGAGTACACGGACGAGACCCAGCCGATCGCGCTGCGGCACTCATCCACCCGCTGGATCTCCTGCGACTACGGCACCACGAACCCCTGCGTCTTCCTGGATATCCGGGACGACGGGCGGGATATCTGGGTGGAGCGGGAGTGGCGATGGGACAGCCGGAGCCCGGAGGCTCAGAAGAGCGAGACGCCGAACATGACGGACGCCCAGTACGCGGACGCCCTCCTGGAATTCATGGGCCCCGCGGCGGAGGACCAGTGCGCGGTGATCGTGGACCCGTCTGCGAAGAGCTTCATCGTGGAGCTCCAGCAGCGCGGTGTCTACGTGAAGGAAGGCGTGAACGACGTCCTGGACGGCATCCGGGACACGGCGAGCCTTTTCTACCGGGGCCTGCTGCACATCCACAAAGACTGCACCGGACTGATCCAGGAGCTCCGGTCCTACGTGTGGGATGAGAAGGCCGCCCAGCGCGGCGAGGAGAAGCCGGTCAAGATGCAGGACCACGGACCGGACGCCCTCAGATACTTTGTTAACACTTGCCTGCCAGACTGGCGGAAAGGGGCTGCATGAGCAGACGAAAAAGACGGCGGGGACCTGTCGCCGATGAAAACAGGATGCCGGCGGCGGATGCCTTCAGCAACCCGGCCGCCCGGCTCGGCTTTGGCACGATGGACCTGACGCAGGGCACGGAATATGTGGCCACGCGCATGACGCAGAACTATCAGCTGCTGACAACTCTATACCGCGAGAACTGGATCGTTCAGAACATCGTCCAGCTGGTGCCGGACGATGCACTCCGGAAGTGGTACAAGCTGAAGACCGCAGCGTCTCCCGACCTGGTGGACCGCCTGGTCCGTCTGGAGCGGAAGACCCACCTGCGCGAGTCCATCAAGAGGGGGATGTACTGGGGCCGCCTTTACGGAGGCGCCGCCGGGATCATCATGATAAAAGGACACGACGACCTGAGCAAACCGCTCGACCTTGACACGATCCTGCCGGACAGCTTCCTGGGGCTCCAGATCCTGGACCGCTGGACCGGGATCTACCCGTCTTCTGAGCTGGTGACGGATCCGGAGGACGACGACTTCGGCCTCCCGGAGTATTACACGATCAGGGACGAAGAGCGGGGGCAGATGGTCGCAAACGTGCACCACAGCCGGGTGATCCGCTTTCTGGGCCGGGAGCTTCCCTGGCTGGAGCAGATCACGGAGCAGTATTGGGGCGAGTCCGAGGTCGAGGCCATCTACCAGGACATCGTCCGCCACGATAATGTCGCCGCGAACATCGCCGCCCTGACGTTCCGGGCGAACGTCAGCACCATGGAGACCGACGCCCTGGACCAGCTGCTCGGGACCGCCAACGCTGAGATGCAGCGGCGTTTCTGGGCGGTCATGCAGGCCCAGTCCATTATGGAGTCCAACTTCGGGTTGCGGCTGGTCCGGAAGGGCGACAGCATCACCCAGAGGCAGTACACCTTCGCGGGTATCGCGGACGTGTACGACCGGATGATGATGGACGTAGCCGGCGCCGCGAGGATCCCGGTCACGAAGCTCTTCGGGCGCTCTCCCGCAGGCCTCAATTCGACCGGAGAGAGCGATCTGAAGAACTACTACGACTATATCGACAGCATCCGCGACACGGCCTTCCGGGGCATCCTGGAGCGCCTCCTGCCCATCCTCGCGCTCTCTGCGTGGGGACAGATACCGGACGACCTGGACATCGACTTCGCTCCCATGGAGACGCCCGACGCGCTCCAGATCGCGGACGTCGCCCAGCGGAAGACCAGCGCGATCGTGCAGGCCTACCAGAGCGACCTGCTCGATCAGTCCACGGCCCGGAAGGAGCTGCAGGCCCTCGACGTTGAGACGGGGCTCTTCGGGAAGATCCCGGACGAGCTGGCCGAGGAAGGGAAGGGCATCACGGCCACCAGCACCAGGTCCATGCTGGACCCGATGGCGGGGCTTTTCAACGCTGAGCCGGAGCCCGAGCCGCTGCCGGCTGAGGAGGGCGGTGGTGACTGATGCCGCCCCGGATCGTAGCACCAAATCGAAACGGAGCCGCGGCCTTCCTGGTCCGGCTCTTTACTTTAACCGAGCAGCAGCTGATCGCTGAGATCACGCGGAAGCGGGAACAGGGCTACGTGGACTATGCGGAGCTCGCTGCGCTGGAGCGCGTCCGGAAGACGCTGCTCGGCATGACCAAAAAGAGCGCCGAGTATGTACCGCTCGCCATCGAGCGGGAGTTTTACAAGGGCGAAGCAGCCCGGGCCGGATACGCGAACGCCCGCGCGCTGGCGTCACCGACGCGGCTGAAGGTCATCGAGCAGCTGACGGACAACCTCCTCGGGGAGATCGAGGAGATGGCCGAGACCGCGTACCAGTCAACGGCCTCGAAGCTCCTGCTGATCGGCAGGACCTCCCCGGACGTCTTCCGGGCGCCGGTCCTCACGGCAGCGGTGGAGGCCCAGGCGGCAGGCCGGGGATCCATGACTACAGTCTCGGAGATCGTGAAGAGCATCGAGGAGACCGGGATCACGGCTTTCGTAGATAAGGCCGGCCGGGAGTGGAGCCTGAAGGACTACGGCGCCATGGCAGTCCGGACGACGGTCCACCAGGCCCAGGTCTCTGCAGTCCTCACCGAGGACGAGCATGACCTTTACAAGATCCTGGCGATCGGATCCACCTGCCCGATCTGCTCGGCCTATGAGGGCCGGGTGTACTCGAAGAGCGGGACGGATCCCAACTACCCGCCGCTGGCCGCCGCCTTCGGGAAGATCGACCCGGCGGGCCCGGACGACCTCAGCAACAGCTTTTTAAACCTTCACCCGAACTGCCGGCACACCCTGGTCAAGTGGACCGAGAAGGGAAAGACCGAGAAGCAGATCCAGAAGGAGCGGGACTTCTCCAGCCCGGAGAAGCGGCCCTTCGACGTGGACTACCGGTCGAAGAAGCAGCGGGAAGCCTACCAGGAGAAGGAGCGGACCAGGGCGATGTACCGGAACGATCTGCACCATTGGGAGCGCTACCGTGAGGCCCTGGGCGACAAAGTACCAAAGACCCTCGACACTTTCCTGAAGCATAAGGCGGCGGGGGATGAGAAATACAAGGAGTGGGAGCGGCTGTACAGAGCCGCAAGGAGGCAGACGTGATTACTTACTACGGAACCGTGATCAGTCCTCACCAGATCGAGACCGGCGAGGGCTTTTTGATCTGCCGGAGCGTACCGATCGCGCGGACCGGGGAGCAGGACTACATGGCCGATGAAGTCGGCAGGTCCGGCGGCGGCATCGTGAAGGTGCTCCGACCGGAAGAAGAGGTCTTCTCCCCGGCCGCGATCGCCAGTTTCGAGGGGAAGCCGCTGACCAACGACCACCCGCCGGTCCAGCTGACGCCGGAGAACGTCTCCGGCTATCGGGTCGGCCACGTGCAGAACGTGCGGCGCGGATCCGGAGAGTGGGCCGACTATCTGGTCGCGGATCTGCACATCCAGGACGCCGACGCGATCAGCGCCGTCCAGGGCGGGAAGCGGCAGATCAGCTGCGGGTATGAGTGCGAGTACGTCGACAACGGCGACGGCACGCTGACCCAGACAGGCATCAGAGGCAACCATGTGGCGCTTGTGACCGAGGGCAGAGCGGGAGCGCGGGCCGCCATCATGGACTCAAAATACAAACCGGCGGAGACGCCAGAAAGGAAACCCATGAGCAAAAAGAACACTTTTCTGCACCTCTTCGGTCTGGCTGCCTCCGGGAAGTCGGACGAAGAGGTCCGGAAGCTCGCCATGGACACAGCAGACGCGCTTGATGCTGATCCTACTGAGGGCGAGAAGCCGGGAGAGGAAGAGCAGCCGGCGCCTGCACCCGCAGCGGATGAGGACACCGACTACCAGAAGAAGCTCTTCGAGAGCATCGACGGAGTGGGCGGCAAGCTGGACCAGCTGATCGCCATGCTGACCCCGAAGGCACCCGAGGAGGAGAAACCCGCTGACGAGGATCCGATCGAGGCTGCTCTCGATCTGATCGAGGAGAAGCTGCACGGTGAGGAGCCCGCAGGCGATGAGAAGCCCGCCGAAGAGGCGGAAGACCCCGCTGCGGACAAAGAAGAAGCCCACGTCGTCCCCGCTGAGGAGATGGACGCAGAGGCCGCCGGAGCAGACTGCATGGACGCTGCCACCGCGAAGGAGATCATCACTGCCCTGAGAGCTCCGATCGCCCAGATCACCGATGAGAAGCAGCGGAAGGCCGTCTCTGACGCCCTGCTGCAGGTCACCACTGGCAAGAAGCAGCCCGTCAGCGATGCTGCCAAGGTGGCGAAGGCCGCCCAGGCGAACGCGAAGAAGAACCAGAGGACCCCGGCCGCTGATCTGGACGCCGTCCAGGCGCTCTACGATGCCCGGAATCCTCACCTGAAGAAGAAGGAGGTCTGACCATGGTACAGGTCATTGGAAAAACCATGCTGCACGGCTACGCGGGATCCTACTCCCGGCAGCCTGACACCATCATCGACACCCACCCGGCGGGAGGCGCCATCGTCTTCGGCCAGGGCGTGGTCTACGGCACCGCCGGAGCGGTGACCGTCCCCGGAAGCTCTGCGACCGCTGCTGACTTCGTCGGCATCGCGCTCCGCGAGACCAAGAGCGCTACCAGCTACCTCAACCAGAACGAGGGCAGCTACGTCGAGAACGACGCCGTGCCGGTCCTGAAGAGGGGCTGCGCGAACGTGATCTGCCAGAACGGCACGCCCGCCCTGGACGGTGACGTCTACCTCCGTATCGCGGCGAATGCCTCCATCCCGGCCGCCGTCGTGGGCGGCTTCGAGGCTGCCGCTGACGGCGCCAATTCTGTGAAGCTGACCAACGTCAAGTGGAAGGGCGCGGCTGATGCCAACGGCGTCGCCGAGGTCCGGATCCTGACCACCCTGCACGCCTGACGCGTGAAGAAGAAAGGAGAAAGCTATGGCTTTTAAGTCTATGGGCACTTTCCCGCTCGGCTTTGCCGGCGGAGATACTGCGAAGCCGATCACCATGGACGCCGCCGGCATCGCATCCGGCCAGGCCTTCCTGGTGTCTGAGCTTGAGAAGAGAGATATGCTGGTCAGGACTCCCCTGACCTCCTACACCTACACCCGCGACATTCCGATCAGAGTCGGCGGCGGCTGGGCTGAGTATGTCAGCGCGATGAGCGTGGGCTACGGCCTGACCGGCGGATCCGGTGATGGCCTGATCCAGTCCGCGTCTACCGACGGTATTCCGCTGGTGCAGGCGAACTTCGGGAAGGACCTCTACAAGACCCACGTGATCAGCGCGGGCACCCGCGTCTTCTGGGTCGATATGCAGAGAGGCAACCTCACCGGCAGAAACATCGACACCCTGCTCCGCGACGGCCTGCGGCTTGCTTATGACAAGCACATGGACGAGAACGTCTATTCCGGCTTCGCCCGTTACGGCACCACCGGCCTGCTGAATGACCCGGACGTCACCATCGGCGCCGCGACCGGCAACTTCAGCGCCCTGACCCCGGATCAGATCCTGGCGGACATCAACGGCGCCATCCTGTCCGCCTGGGCCGCTGCCGAGTACGACCTCGACGCGATCCCGAACCACATCCTCCTGCCCTATGAGCAGTACAACTACCTCGCGACCACCCGGATCGGGCAGCTGGCCGAGAAGACCATTCTGACTTTCCTCCTGGAGAACAACGTGGCCGCGAAGAACGGCGCGGATCTCTTCATCGGCGCGACTGCCTGGTGCAAGGGCGCCGGAGCCGGCGGCGTCGACCGTATGGTGGTCTACTGCAACAAGGAGCGCTACGTGGCCGTGGATGAGCTGGTCCCGCTCACCAGAGCCATGACCACCCCGAACGCGGAGCGCTTCTCGTACGACACTGCCTACGCCGGCAACGTCTCCGAGACCGAGGTCTTCTATACCGAGACCATCCGGTACGTGGACGGCGTCTGACCTTTTAACCGCTGAGGCGGCCCGAGAGGGCCGCCTTTTTCATGCACAAAAGGAGGACACTGGATGTTCATCGTATCGAAAAGGAGCTTCGAGGTCCCGCTGCCTGACGGGTCCCTCTTCCGGATCCCGCGCGACTATATCGGCGAGATCCCGGACGCGGCTGCTCAGCACCCGCTGATCCAGGGCGCGATTAAGTCCGGCTGGGTCTCCACGCCGATCGCCACGAAGGACGCGGCGCTCTACGCTGCGGATGCCGTGGCAGAGGAGGCTGAGGCCGCTGCGGATATCCGCCCGGATGCCGAGGCCCCGAAGAAGAAAGCAACCCGCAAAAAGTAAGGAGGCGCGATATGTGGCCAATCACCGGGGTCCCGGCGAACCCCATGGTCCCGTTGTTTGAAGCGACGAAGGCGACGGCCGCGAACCTGCCGCAGGCAGGAGACAAGGGCACGTACACCGCTGAGCTTTTCCAGCAGGACTTCCCGGAGTTTTTTACGAAGACCGAGACCGACGGCGTGGCCACCTACACGCCGATGATCCCGGCAGCAACGATCGACCGGTACGTGGAGGCCGCGAACGCGGCTGTCACGCCCAGCGTCTGGGGATCCGACTGGAGGGACGCCGTGGGGCTCTACACGGCCCACCTGACGGCCCTCAGGCTCCAGACATACGCTGACGGCTCGACGCCTGCAGCAGCGGCGGCCAAGGCGGCCAACGCGGGCACCGTCAAGAGCGCCAGCATGGGCGACACGTCGGTCAGCTATGACAACACGGCAATCAACGCCGCGACGGAGCGGTGGGGCACCTGGAATGCGACGCGCTACGGCGCCCAGCTTGCCACGATGGCCCGGATGATCGGTCTGGCCGGGATGTACGTGATCTGAGGAGGTGCTGCTGATGTTTGGTACCTGGTACACGGATCTCGTGGACGTCTACCGGCTGCAGGAGACCGTCTCCGGAGGCCTTACGAAGCAGGCGCGGACTCAGGTCGGGCGGGGGATCCCCTGCCGGGTCTACAGCTCCCAGATCGGTAATCTGGTGCAGGACCGCGGAGCAGCTCAGGTCCGACGAGCCGAGAAGATGGCCTGCCCTGTCGGGACGGACATCCGGGCAGGAGACGAGCTGCTGATCACAAGAGGGGGAGCGCTGGGCCGGGGGACTTCTCCGGTCCGGTACATCGCAAGCCAGCCGCAGCAGTTTTTCGACCCTGTGGGCGGGGCTCTGACGGGCCTCGAGCACATGGAGGTCGGACTGCAGGCGGACAACGTGAACGGAGGAACCTGATGTCGAGCTTTGGATCCCAGATGCGGAAGCGCCTGGCGGAGCTGAGACGGGCTCAGCAGGACATCCCCGCCATCATCGACGAGGTCGCAGAGACCGCGACGATGTCGGCGGTGGAGAAGGCTGCGGAGAACACGCCGCCGAACGGCGGGGCAAAGATCGCCGGGCCGCACCTTCGGACTGGGGAGATGGCTCAGTCCTGGGCGACGGACTCCGTCACGACGCCGAACCGCGGGAAGACCCTGCTGGCGAACCTCCAGCAGTACGCGAGCTACGTCAACGACGGCCACAGGATGGACAAGCACTTCACGAGCCACCTGGCCATCGAGGGCGGGCAGCTCGTCGGGAAGCCTGACGGAGACGGTGGCCTGGTGGTCGGAACCAAGACCCAGTACGTCCCAGGGCTCTACATGAAGGAGAAGGCCATCGGCGTCTACCGTGATACGGTGCGGCGGATGCTGCAGCAGAAGGTGCGGGAGGTGCTGTCATGATCTATTCCATCGGTCGGGTGATCTCGAGCGTGGCGCTCATGCTGGGCACCAAGTGGCCCGGGGTCCCGGTCTACGGATCGCCGACAGCGGCCACGCACTTCCCCTGTTTCTTTATCTTCCTGATGCCCTCCACGATCTCGGACCAGGTCGACAAGGTCGACCGCCGGGACATCTCCCTCGACGTGGTCTACGTCCAGCAGAGAGACCTGCCGGATGCAGAGGCGGCGCTCTGGGAGATCGCGGACCAGCTGGACCAGCTCCTGGACGTGGTCTGGTACACGGACGGCACGGAGGACACGGAGAGTATCCCGCTGCACACACAGGACCGGACGTACAGCATCGAGGACCAGGAGCTGCACTACAAGCTCCGGATCCCGGCGCGGGTGCATCAGCCGGTCGTGGAAGTCCTGATGCAGACCATGGAGGAGAACAATGTCGAAGTCGAAGGATAAGAAGGCGGCGGCCCCTGCGGCCGCGCCCGAAGTGAAGTACAACACCGCGCGGCTCCTGCGGTCGAAGGCCCTCTCCGGGTATCAGCAGGACTTCGCGCGTGTAATCTTAACCGCCCCGGAGTACACGCTCTCCGAGGCTTTCGCGGCGCTTGACGCCGTACTGAAAAAGGAGGAATGAGCATATGGCTGGAGGAATCTGGACGAGCCAGAACAAGATCCTGCCGGGCGTTTATATCAACGTCAAGTCTCAGCCTAACGCGAACGCGAGCGTCGGGAGCCGCGGCACCGTGGCGATCGCGAAGGCCCTGAGCTGGGGCGCTCCCGGTGAGATCGTGGAGATCATCCCCGGGACCGATGTGACGCCCGCGATCGGCTACGACCTGAGCGCGGACCAGGCGCTCTTCCTGCGTGAGATGATGCGCGGGACCGACGTCACCGCAGGACCCACCAAGATCCTGCTTTACCGCTACACCGGCACCGGCGGCGTGAAGGCCACCGCAACCATCGGCAATCTGACCGCGACCGCGAAGTACGTCGGCGTCAGGGGCAACGACATCTCGGTCATCGTGACCGCTGACCCGGACGGCGGCTCTGACTTTGACGTCTCCACCGTTGTGGACGGCAGGGTCGTGGACACCCAGACAGGCGCCACCGCGGCAGACCTGGTCAGCAACGACTGGGTGGACTTCTCCGGCACCGGAGACCTGGAGGCGAACGCCGGCACCGCCCTCACTGGCGGCGTGGACCCGACTGTCGCAGCTGCGGACGACGCGGCCTTCCTGACTGCTGTCGAGCCCTACGCCTTCGACGTGCTG